CCCCCCACCCCTGTCGTCGTGTCTGAACCAAAGCTGAAGGTTAGGTTCGCCAACGCCAAGCGCGTGAACGGTAGTGAGGGCGGAGAGCAACCCAGACCCAATGGAACTACTGGTCAACACTGATGAGCAGCACCATTAGCACGGAGGCAATAGCGGCCTTGATGAAGGAGGTCAGGGACCCAATCAAGTTCGCCCGTATCTGCTGGCCGGACGTACATTTCTACAAGGATCAGCGGGACATCATCTACTCGGTAGAGGACAACGACCAGACCTACGTCACCGCTGCTCACCAGATGGGTAAGGACTTCGTAACCGCCTTCATAGTGCTTCGGTTTTTCCTGACCAGACACCCCGTGCGCGTAATAACCACCTCGGTCAAGGACGATCACCTTCGTGTGCTCTGGGGTGAACTAGGCCGATTCATTGACACCTCCCGCGTACCGATGCTCCACAAGAAGGGGGGGCCGTTGATCGTCAAGCATCACGACATCCGCAAGGTAGTGGAGGGCACTCAGTGTAAGATCAGCTACCTGCGTGGCATGGTCTCTGAGAAGAGTGAGAGCATGGCGGGTCACCATGCCCATCACACTCTATGCGTCGGCGATGAGGCAAGCGGCATAGATGATGCCATCGAGCAGAAGGCGGATACGTGGGCCAAGAGGATTCTCATGATCGGCAATCCCTACCCATGCCAGAACTTCTTCAAGCGGGGCATCAAGGCTGGTAACGTCAAGTCGCCAGTGGGTAACCATCTCTTCAGGAGAGTCATACGGATCAAGGCTCAAGACAGCCCAAACGTCCGTCTAGCCCTGGAGGAGATCCGTCGTGGCCTACCCCCCAGCTTCAAGGAGGTGGTGCCGGGCGTCATCAGCTACGCCGAGTACATGAAACGCCGTGCGGTATGGGACAATGTTCGTCAGTGCGTGGGCTTGGATGCCCAATTCTGGGAAGGCGCTGAGGAGCTGCTATTCCCACCTGACTGGCTTAATCGCGCCGCTGAACGTGCCCGTGCCCTACGCTCCATGCACCGTAGGACGGCGAAAGCCATAGGTATTGATCCAGCGGCGGGGGGTGACAAGACTGCCATGGCAGCGGTCGATGAGCTAGGGATTATTGAGCTGGTAAGCAAGCGGACACCTGACACTGCTCAGATACCCAATGAGGCCATCGCCTTCGGTCGTAAGCATGGCGTACCCCCGGATAGGTGGTTCTTCGATCTTGGAGGTGGGGGCAAGCAACACGCTGACTATCTTCGCAATAGGGGATTCAAGGGGGTGCAGACCGTGGGCTTCGGTGAACCAATCACACCAGAGCCTCGTCGCGGAATGGTGACCATCGAGCGTAAGATAGAGAGGTCCGAAGAGCGGTATGCTTACAAGAACCGTAGGGCGCAGATGTTCGGACTTATCCGGGAACTGCTGGATCCTGACAACGAGATGGGTTTCGGCATACCGGACGATGGTGAGGTGTACGAAGAACTTCGTCGGCAACTAAGCCCGATCCCCCTGATTTATGATAGAGAGGGTAGGTTGAGTCTGCCTCCAAAGCACAAGACCGGCGGTATGAAGGAGAACTCCGCTATCAAGTCCCTAGAGGAGCTAATAGGCCATAGCCCCGACGAGGCGGACGCCGTGGCTCTGGCGGTCTATGGTGCGTTGAAGAAGCCAAAGAAGTCCAAGGCTGGGGTATTCTAATGAAAGACCATGAAGAGATTAGCGGTAGTGCGGAGCACCGGGCTTTATGCCCTAGCGATGCGAGTAGCATTGAGGAAGGCTTCGACGTCCTATGTCTAGTGCGAAGCACCGGGCTTAATGCCCTAGTGCTGCTCTCCATCTCCATTGGCAGCCCCATATTCTGGCTCATCACTTACCTTACGAGGTGAACATGCTAGGACCCATTAGCGGTAGCGATGCGAGTAGCATTAGCGGTAGCGATGCGAGTAGCATTAGCGGTAGCGATGCGAGTAGCACTCCCACGGCCAGCGATACCCAGTCTGGCCAGTGCCAGTTGACCGAGCGCATAGTGATCGCGCGCATTGAGTCTGCCATAGCCATTGTGGGGATGGCGAACAGGTTCAACGACACGGGCAAGCTCGACGCTACTCTGGTCACTGAGGCCACTGAGTACCTACGTTCCCACTTCGGTAAGACCCGATAAGGAGTTCCCGATGGCAACCTCTGCCTCCAGTGCTAGTGCCTTACCTAGCATTAGCTCTAGTGATGCGAGTAGCAATGGGAAGCGTAAGGCTGACCCACGCATGGTCAAGGCACTGAGAAGCCTTGCCGTAGCCAGCTCCCAGATAATGTCGCGACGCCGTAACCTGTCTAGCGAGATAGACGGCCCTACCCGTGACCTTGACGAGGATTGCGGGTATCCCAAGACCGGGGAGCTGGATGCAAAATACTATCAGGAGCTATTCGACCGTGAGCCATTAGCAGCACGGGTGGTCGAGGTCATGGCGAAGGAGTCATGGCAGGTGCAGCCACGAGTCTACGAGGTGAACGACCCCAGCAAGAGAACCCCATTCGAAGACGACTGGGACAACTTGGGTAGGTCACTACGGGGCAAGAGCTACTATCAGGACGAGCAGGGAAGCCCTATCTGGGAGTACCTACTGCGAGCAGATATCCTCTCAGGGATCGGGCACTATGGGGTTCTGTTGTTCGGCTTCGATGACCTTCGTGCCGGTGAAAGCCTGGAGACGCCAGTCACTCCCCAGCCCCTTCGCAAGCTGCTCTACCTGCGAGTATTCCCCGAGTCGCAGGCGGCCATAGCGGCGCGTGAGGTGGATCCAATAAGCCCACGGTACGGACAGCCCACTTATTACAACATCACCTTCGACGATCCTCAAACTGCTTCCCCCGGTGGGTTCGGTGCCTCGTCCTCCACGCGCAAGGTTCACTGGACCAGGATTCAACACCTTGCCGATGAGCTGGAGTCAAGTGAGATCTTCGCACGCCCACGGATGAGGCCGGTGCTGAACCCCCTGCTCGACATCCGCAAGGTCCGAGGGGGTAGCGCCGAGATGTATTGGCAGGGGGCACTTCCCGGCCTTAGTATCGAAACGCTGCCCCAGCTAGGCGGTGACGTCGAGATTGACGAAGACGCCATGCGGGACATGATGGAGGACTATATCAATGGCCTTCAGCGGTACATAGGTCTACAGGGGCAGACGGCACGGGTTCTCTCACCTACCGTAGTGGATCCTACCGGTCAGCTGAAGGTACAGATCGATGCCATCTGCATCAAGCTAGGAATTCCGGTGCGCATCTTCATGGGCAGTGAGAGGGGTGAGCTTGCCAGCAGTCAGGACGATGACGCATGGAACGATCGGGTCATAGCCCGTGAGTACAACTACCTAACCCCTCGGGTGGTGGTGCCGTTCGTGGACCGACTGATATGGGCAGGCTGCCTGCGCCCTCCAACGGGATTCAGTGTAGAGTGGCCCGACATCACCAGTCGATCCGAGGCTGAAGAGGCAACCGTCGGCCTAACCCTGACCCAGGCACTAGCGACCTACGTCGGCTCGGGAGCCATGTCCCTAGTCCCCCCCATCGACTTCTTAACGCGCCTACTGAAGATGAGTGACGAGGACGCACTTGCCATCCTTGATAAGGCGAGTGAGCAGTCCGAACAGGTGGGTGACACTGGTGGGACGCCTAGTCCGTTGTTGGGGCTGGTCGGTGGCATTGGGGCCATGATCGAATTGTTCAAGATGGCAAAGGAAGGGGGACTAACTGAGGAGCAGCTCAAGCAACAGATCATGCTCTTCTTCAAGGTGTCCGACGAGCAGGCAACCGCACTTATCTCGGAAGGGCTTGCCACTCCCACGACTCCCTCACTCCCCGGATCCCCGGATCCCACCACTAGGGCACAAGACCCGGTGCTACGCACTAGCGATACGAAGGGGGCACTCTAATGCCGAAGAGCAAGCGTCGCCCCAGTCGCACTAGCGGTCCGGCTAAGGGAAGGGGGAATGCCCGCACGGATGCAGCCCCTAACCCATTGCGAAAGGACCCATCCCGTACCCTGGACCTACGCAAGAAGTTCGAGGCATCCCTTCGCAAGAAGTTCAACCGGGTGCGGTTCCTAGTTCTGGAGCTGATAGTCAAGGAGGACGCCTTCGGGCTGGGTAAAAAGCCGGACACCTTCGCCAATGCAGGCATCGTAAATGCTACTCGCATCGCTAGCGCTAGCCTTGAGGTAGCTGAGGCATACCTTGACGCTATGTGCGGGGGACCGGGCAGTGGCGTTCCAGGCCCATGTCCATCCGGTAAGGTGGGATTCATTGGTCGCATGGGGGGCAAGGTAAGCGCCATCGCTGACAAGGTGCCTGGAGTAGCACAGGTCAAGGCCGGTATGCAGAAGGCTATGAAGGCCGTACACTCCAGGCTAGAGGCGAGGTATGGGGCTAAGGTAGCCACGACCATCATGACGAGTGGGGCGCTCGGGGGTTATGGAGTAGCGGGTGCGGCCTTCCTTGTCACTGGCGTACCGGGCATCCCGGTGGTAAACGACATCATCTCCATCGCTGCTCATACAGCCGTCGCCGAGGTCGCCTATAGGCTCGGCTTTATCAAGCCCGCCCGTAGTGGGAACCACCGCTACGCTAACGCCAATGCCCTCACCCAAGTCCCTGTAGCGACAGCCCCGGACGCCGCAACTATAGCTCTGCTCAGTTGGCAGGCCCGCATTACTCTCACCCGTGAACTTCAACGCATAGAGACAGCGGTCTCAAAGGACGTGGAGGCAACCCTACGCAATGACCCGGCACTGGTAGACGAGGTCAAGGGGGTCATCAAGGCGTACCGAGACGAGGACGGCATAGTCCCCAGCCCCATCACCGAGGTGACGAATACCAGATGGGCGTTTAGACCTAACCCAGACAAGCTACGCGCCTTCCAGGAGTGGCTTCGTAGTACCATCGACAATGAGGTACTCAGCGACCGCCAACTCTGGGACGAGTACATCCGTCAGGGGTTCGAGCGTGGGGGAGCACGCGCCTTCGACGATACTCGTGGAGTAAGGCAATTCACCGACAGTCCCGACTTCTACCGTGGCAGTCGGTCCGAGTTCCTTCGAAGCTCCTTCAACCGCCCCATTTCCTTGGAGCGGGTACAGATGCTGGCAGGTCGTACCTTTACAGAGATGGAGGGGCTGACGGAGGAGATGGTTCGCACGATGTCTCGCACCCTAACCGATGGGCTAGTGCAAGGCATCAACCCCCGTGAGCTAGGGCGTACCCTCGCTGATAGTGTGGGCATCAGCCGGTCCCGTGCCACAACCATAGCCAGGACTGAGATCATCCGTGCCCATGCGGAAGGGCAGCTGCAATCACTTGAGGATCTAGGCGTTGAGGAAGTAGGAGTCATGGTGGAGTGGTCCACTAGCGGACTGGGTATAACTGCGAAGGGAAACGAAAGTCCATGCCCCCTATGCGCGCCTATGCAGGGAGTGGTATTAAGGATTGATGAAGCCAGGGGTATGATCCCTCGTCATCCGAACTGTATGTGTGCCTTCGTGCCAGCTAACGTGGGGGAGGCAACCGACGAGCAGAAGCGTGGCAAGGATTCAGTCGAGCGGGCACTCAAGCAATCTAAGGATGAAGGCGCTACGGAGTGGGGGCCGAACACGCCAATCAGCCGGTCACGGCCTGAGAGCATAGTGGATAACACCAATATCATCACTAATGATAGCAGTACCTTACGCGCCATTCACGCATTCAGCAGATGGCTAACGAACTGATCATACAACTTCCAATTTAAGGGGCGAGGCATGAAGTTCTCAGGGGTTCAGCAACGCATGTTAGACGTACTGTCTGACGGGTTATCTCACACGCCGAAGGAGCTCCAGGCTTGCCTTCATGATGAGCTAGGTAGTGTAAGCAATATCCACGCCCACCTTACCGGCCTGCGAAAGAATCTGAGGCCGAAGGGTAGTGACGTACTATGTGAGCTGCTCAACGGGTCTACCACGTACAGGCAGGTACGGGTAGTACGCCCTAGTGAGGAGTAAGAATTCGTATGACCTATCGCTAATCCAATTCCCACCGTAGGGCACAAGACCCGGTGCTCCGCACTAGGGCACAAGACCCGGTGCTCCGCACTAGGTCATAAAGCAGCCTTTAATCTTTGACCACTTCGGCAAGACATATCTCCCCCGAGTGTAACATATCCCTCTATGAACCTTGAAATCCTAAGAGTCAATTCCGTTGGGAAGGTGCGTAGGGCGACGCTCCATGGGCGTCCGTTCCTAGTGGCTCCGATGACCCTAATCGTGCCGGGTGTACTGCATGGCAACCGAGGGCCGATGTACTACCCACTGGAGGAGATCGAGAAGAACCCCGACGACTGGAACGGGATGCCACTGGTGAACGGCCATCCCCGCAAGGATGGTGAGTACATCAGCGCCCGTAGCCCAGAGGTCTATGACAAGCACGGTCTAGGCTTTGTCTTCAACGCCACGGTGGACGGCAAGCTGGTCGCTGAGGCATGGTTCGACGAGGAGGTAGCCGGTAAGGTTGACTCTCGGATCGTGGCCAACCTCAACGCGAGTAGGTCTTTCGAGTTGAGTACCGGCCTAAACACCACTCACGACCAGGTCAAGGGGGAGTTCAACGGGCGGAAGTATGATGCTATTGCCCGTGACTACCGTCCAGATCACCTGGCGGTACTGCTCGACGAGGTAGGTGCCTGCTCCATCAACGATGGTTGCGGGGTGCTAGTCAACTCCTTGGAGGTGGATCAGTTCAAGGTGGGCACTCGTGCTGAGCTGATCGAGGTGGACGGCAAGCTGGTCTGGCGAGTGGTCAACGACGACCCCCTGCTCCAAGTCACCACCATGGCGGGATGGCTAAGCAAGAACGGGGGAATGACTGGGTATGGGCAGGTCTTCGCACGAGTGGACGCCCGTGACCAGTTGGAACTCTGGTATGTTGGCGGTGATGGGGATGAGCCGGGCTTCGACACCGTAGTCAATGACAAGCTGGGGGTATTGCCCAGCGTGGCCTCAGTGACGTACAAGGCAACCTCATTCCCTCCAGAGGACAAGGGGTGGAAGCAGGTCTACCCCGATAACGTGGACGTGGTTGCCAACTATGACTACAGCCTTGTGAGTCAGCTGCGCCTAGCCCTTACTCTGCTCGGCCCGGACGAATGGATCGAAGACGCTAAGGACGGCTTCGTGGTGTTCAAGAAGGCTGGCAAGACGTTCAAGCAATCGTACACAATCACTGACGGTGAACTGGTTGTGGGTCCCGCTGCTACCGAGCTGATCACAGTTAAACCCTACTATCGTAGAATCCCTACCCAATCTAAAGGAGAGCCTGACATGGCAGGTAACGTAAAGAAGATGACCGATGCCCAGCGCAAGGGGCAGGTTGACTACATCACCAGCAATTGTGGCTGTTGGAAGGACGGCAAGGATACGCTCTCCAAGTTCAGCGACCCCCAGCTCATCACCTTGTACAACGCCACGAAGTCCGAGAAGATGGGCAGGAAGGTGAATCCCACCCTCAACGCCGAGGACGAGATTGTCCAAGGCATCAGTATCGGTGAACTGGCCGAGTTCCTTAGCGTGGCGGCTGACCCGGCGAATGACCCGGCTGGCTTCATCAAGGAGATCAAGGCTAAACTGGACGAGATCCAGGCATCCCTTGATGGCAGCGCTGATCCCGCCGAACCCACCGACGAACCAATCGTCGATGAGCCGGTAGCCTCTTCGGTCAATCGGGGCAGAGTGCAACCCCGCAACGGTGATCAGGGGCGTAAGCCCCAGACCGTGGCCGACTGGCGCAAGTTCGCCCCTCGTGAGGTAGTCGAAGCCTTCGACAACGCTGCCACGGTGGTCAACAGTCAGAAGGATCAGCTCATTGCCAAGCTGGTCGCCAACGTGGGTGACGACGAGAACCGCAAGAAAACCCTCGTCACCCTGTTCCGCAAGAAGGACCTTGCCGAGCTGAAAGCACTCGCCAGCCTGATTCCCAGTCAGACCGCGCATAACCACGAGGTCGATGACTCCTCCCCCAGCTGGGAAGGCGCGGCCGGTGGTACGTCCAATTCCGGGGAAGGCGTGGACACTCTGAACTCGGCCGACTCCGACAGTCTGCCTCTGCCTCGTATGAATTATCAGGATCTGGCGTATACCGCCAACGGCAAGGCGAAGAAGTAATCCCGACCAATATTCAATCACCGATATCAGGAGAGTAGACATGGCCCGTGGAAATGAGATCATCGTAAACTCCAATCCCCGTGGGGTCTTCGAGGAGGGGTACGTCACCACTGGGGAAACCTTTATACCCGGGATGGTTGTACAGCGTGACCCCACCGTGGCTCTACAGGGTGGGCGGCATACCTACAAAATCTACAACCGTGACGCCGATGGTGACCGGCCTGCGGGAGCCTTCTGGGTAGTGACCAATCTTCTCGGAACCTTGCTTGGCAAGACCGTGACTGAATCCATCGCAGCCGGTGGTCGTGTGGCCTTGTACTCTCCAATTCGTGGTGAGGAGATCAACCTGCTCGTCGGCAACCTGTCCGGCACTAGCGACGACCATGTGGCAGGTGAGATCCTCATGGTCGACGACGGTACCGGCAAGCTGATCGCTACCGCCGGAACTCCGGAGACCGAGGTTGCCCAGCTGCTCGAAGCCATCACCGATCCCACCGAGGATACTCTGGCGTGGTGCCAGTGGTCGGCGTAGCTCACACCTTCTAAGTGAGGGTAGGACTAGTCCCACCCTCCTTATCGCGACTCACTTACCGTACTTCCTGACCTAGGAGAATCAATCCATGTTTGTTGACTTCGTAATCAATGGTCCTGGCGGAATCACCGGGGGCGGTGAAGTGGGTGAGGCGTTGCAAGCCACTCGCTTCGATCCCGGCTTCATGCGCCCCTTCCTCAACCGCAAGCGCCAGAAGTGCGTCACGGTACATACCGGACGACAGACGCTGAATGAAAAGGGTGAGCTGACTCCCGAGTACAAGACGGTACTGGTCAGTGACCTGATGCGTCGTGGCTACGAGATGCCAGTGTACAACGCGATGACTCTCCGCCGGGATGAGTGGGTGATGTTCGATCAGGCCGTTACCCGTGCCGGTCGTGGACGTCTCCGAGCATGGAGCGATCTGGCTGCTTCCAGTACCTTCGGCGGCTTCGACGGTATGGCGAAGTTGACCCTGGAATATGAAAGCATGTCCGATCCGGGTGAGGCCATCGTCGACATGGAGGGTCTGGCGGATGGTCGTACGGATAGCTCGCTGTTCAAGACTCGGTCCATCCCGCTGCCCATAATTCACTCGGACTTCTGGTTCAGCCGTCGGCGTCTGGCGGTCAGCCGCAATAGTGGCACCCCGCTGGACACCACCATGGCCGAGGCAGCCGGTCGTCGGGTTGCCGAGATGATCGAGAAGATCACCATCGGTGTGGAGGCAGGCATCAATTTCGGCACCGACAGCAATCGTCACGAGGGGAACAGTCAGGTGTACGGGTACACCAACTTCCCCCAGCGCATGACGAAGACGGATCTCACCACGCCAAACGGCACCAACGCTTCCAGCATCATTGGCGATATCATCGAGATGCGTGAGGAGATGTACGCCTCGAACTTCTTCGGGCCGTTCATGGTGTACCATACTCCATCGTATGACGCCTACCTGGACATGGACTATATCCTGACCGGTGGCAACGTGGCCACGCAAACACTTCGGCAGCGCATCGAAGCCATCGACGGCGTTCAGGGTATGCGCCGCCTGGACTTCTGGACTGGCAGCTCCTTCCAGATGATCATGGTCCAGATGCAGCCCGAGACGGCCCGTGCCATCAACGGCATGGACTTCACCACGGTCCAATGGGAGTCGCAGGGCGGGATGCGGCTGAACTTCAAGGTGATGGCCATCCAGCTGCCTCAGCTCCGTACGAACTATGCCGGGGACGCGGGCATCATCCACGCTACGACCGCGTAGGCATAACGCCGGGCACTCCGACCCTAGTGCGAAGCACCGGGCTTAATGCCCTAGTACGAGAGTGCCTATTGTTCAACCTCCACCCATTCCCATCCAAGTAATAACGCTCAAGGAGAGACTGATGGCTCGGTTCAAGTTGATCGCCGGGAAGCACACTGCGCGGGAGAAGCCCAAGAAGGAGGGTGAGCGAGGTGCCCTTGTCCACTACAGTCGGGGGGACGTTGTCGAGTCCGATCGGGACCTGGTCAAGCAGTTCGGCAGTGAGAAGTTCCAGTTCCTGGGGGGTAAAGTCGAGGAGTTCGATACCCCTGCCAATGCCCGTGAATTCCCCCATGGGCAGGTCCATTCGGGGATGCAGAAGGCTACCCCCAAGGGTGAGGCCCCCCACCGTTCCACCGTTGACCAGGAGCTGACCGATGATCTGCCCCCGGTCAACGAGGATGCCATACCGGAGGGTGAGGCCGATGACGGTCTCGAAGAGTTGAAGCTGGACGAACTCAAGGAGCTTGCCAGCGAGCAGGAGATTGACCTCAGCGGCGCTCACAAGAAGGTGGACATCATCAACCGAATTCGCCAGTCCCGTGAGGAGGATGCGTAGTACGAAGTGCGGGGCTTCATGCGATGTATGGAGTCCCGGAATTCCCCCCCACTCTCCACGAGTTAACCCAATGATGCAGGAGTACGCAGGATGGTGGAGGTACTACTCGCTGCCATCGCTTCGCCTTTCCTATGGGAGTTCATCCGGTATCTGATTGGGTTCGCCAGGAAGAAGGAGTACCTAGAGTTCACCCATGAGCAATACGTCAAGGATGTTCAGGGACTGTACGAGCGGCTGGAAAAGCAAGAGCAACACGTCGACAGTCTTGAAGTACAAATCAAAGACCTGATCAAGAGTGATATGGTCAAGTCATCGCAACTTATTAGAACTCAGCTGGATCTGGAGTTTTCCCAAAGGGAAAAGCGGCGCTTGCAGTCCGAGCTGAAACTATTGAAGGGAGGTGCGGGTGATGATCAACATTCGCCGTCGCAGGATCCTGATAGTTGAGGATGACATTGCTAGTGCCCGCAACTTGGCGGAATGCCTGCCCTGCTTTGAAGTGGATGGTGCTGACACGTTCAGGGATGCCCGGCGAAAACTGGTATCCAGCATTGATGATCCCTATAGTGCCATCATCTTAGACCTGCAACTGCCTGACGCTCATGGCTCCGCGTTAGCTGCCATTGTCCATGACAAATGGACTGAGATACCAATCATCGTTGTCACGGGCATGTCGGCCAAGGAGGAGTCATCAATCAAGTTATACCGGGCTGGGGCGCAGAAGATCCTACGCAAGCCATACGATCCCGAGGAGTTGAGGCAAGCACTGCTCGAGATGATCTCCAAGAAAGAGGCATCCAATCTAGTGTCCCCAGCCAGGCAAGACATCCAAGAGACCAAAGAAATGGTTAGCAAACTGGCAAACAAGAGTATCAGCGATAAGGCGTGAACTAAGTGCAAAGAACCCTACTATGCCTGATCGCGATGGTGAGCGCGGTTCCCGTGCAAGCCCAGCGGATGCCTTTTCTATTCCCCAAGGAACCCGAGGCAGTATCTCCAGCGCAGGTCGCCGTACTAGTCCATAAGGATCTCCAGCAGTACTCAGACTCTGACAGGTATTACCTACGCTACTTGTACCTTCATAACCTCCCCACCTCAGCGGCTAGGTTCCGTATGGCAAGAGTGCTGGCAGGTCACAACAATGGCATGAGCTGCGAGCCTGATCTAAAGGCTCCCCAGCCAATAACTCCCAGCGGTGCGGTCTACCGTATTGACCTTCGATGGTACGGTTGGAATATCAAGACCTGGGACCTTCTCCTAGACCCCTACTCCACCATACAGTCGGTGGTATTCATACAGAAGGCAGGTGTACCTTGGAAGGAGGGGGATGGCAAGACGTATGACTACGACTTCAAGTACATCAAGAAAGGGGAGAAGTATATAGCCCCTCACCTGTCGCAGCCCCCATCCAGTCCTCAGGTGATGGATGATATCTACAAGTGGACTGGATCATTCGTACCCATGGTGCGGGGGGATTGGTTCCTGTCACAGACCGCCACGCAGGAGGACAAGGTGCCAGGGTACTACGACTTCCTGGGGGTTAAGGACGAGAAGACCTTTGAGGAGCTGGTACGTTTCGATCGCAAGCTGAGTAAGAACACCGAACATGTCAGGGGTCACATATTCTCAGGCATCGTCAGCCAACCCCGTAGGACCAGTCGTAAGAACACCGTGTTCGGGGGGTACAGGGAGAGCTTCGACAGTCTCAAGGCGGTAGGGCTGAAGAACCCATTGATATTCCTGGATGACCAGTTTGAGTTTGACATCTCGGAGAAGTATGCACCCCTACCCAATGGCTTCCCGGCATGGTTCCTCGGGGACAACAAAGGCAATAGGGCTGACAAGGCGTTGGACGGCATAGTTGGCGCTGATATGTTCGGTGCCCAATACGCACCCACTGGAACCAAGGTAAACGACAACCGCCTCCAGATCAACGTATCCTGCATCAGCTGCCACTACGCCAGCCTGGATGAGAATGGGGTGAAGAACACTGGGGCAGCCGCTATCAGCAAGATCAACGAGCCGGACTACTACATCCTCCAAGACCTCACCCGCAAGTATCTCCGCGACATTGAGCTGCCAACCAAGATTGACCGACTGGGATATTACTCGACCATCAAGTCCGCAACGGGGTGGGAACCTGCCGAATACGCCGTGGAGTATCGAACCGCCCACAGTCTGTATGAGTTTGGAAAAATAGGGCTGAAGACAGCGGCGAGGGAGATGGGCGTAAACTACGTCGAGATGGGGGTCAAGCTGGCTGGCTACGACTTGGCGACTGGAAACAAGCTGCATCCAATGCTCTCCTTCATTCGTGACGGGGGTGAGATCCCCAGACGCCAGTGGGAGGAAGCATTCCCGGAAGCCATGCGGGTCTACTATTCAACGACCCTAATTCCTAAGGAGAAGTGATGAAGACCGTTCTATCTTGTACCCTGCTCACTTTACTTCTGCTCAGCGATACCACCAACGTAGAGGGTGGTGATTGTGCTAGGTTCGGCACCTACCGTATTCAGCAACGTCATGGTTACGCCGTTCAGTCCTACGCCACCCATCAGTACGTTGCCCCTCAGCAAGCCGTATACGTTGCTCCAGTCGTGGCCGTATACGTGCCTCTCTATACACCGACGTACAACGTGACGTACGACCCTACAGGGGGTGCGGCTGGTCTGGCATTACTCGAACGGCTACAGTCGCTTGAGAACAAGGTAGACCGCATCAACGTGGCACCCACTGTCGAGCCGGTAGCCCCCGGTCCAATAGACCCTCCCACGTTCCTGCCACGCCGTAAGGCACCACCACCGAAAGCCCTACTCCCAGGTAGTGGACCAACCCTCAGCGGCGCTAAGTTGTTCATCACGAAGTGTGCTAGCTGCCACGATGGGAAGAAGGGGGGCAACCCGGTTCTATTCGACAAGGGTGGTCTCATCAATCGTGATGGTGTTCCTGAGTCCATAATGCAGGCATTGCGTACAGGTAAGATGGGAAAGCAGAAGCTGCCCCTGTTGACCGATGCTCAACGATTGGAGATGACTTACCATCTGTTCGACCTTCCGCCCCCGCTTATGGCAAAGAAGTAATGTGGAAGGGTATTATCGTCAGTCCGTTTCAAAGGAGGTTCACCATGCGTTTCTTATGTGCCCTTGCATCCCTTGTCCTAGTCGGTGCGTCCGCTCAGGCGTGCGACTATGGCCTGGTGATGAGCCGGTTCAATGCACCGGCCTTCGACATCCCCCAGTACGCACCGTGCGGGGTGAGTAGCTCGCAGACCCCCGTATACTACGGTCAGCAACAGTTCCAGGCGGGATACGGTCAACAGTTCCAGGTGGGATACGGTCAGCAACAGTTCCAGGCGGGATACGGCCAATCCAGGTTCTTCGCACCGAGAGCCTTCGCCCCTAGCTATGCTCCAGCGTTTGCACCTAGCTATGCTCCAGCGTTTGCACCTAGCTATGCTCCAGCGTTTGCACCTAGGCAGCGGTTCTTCGCTCCACAAGTGCCGGTATATGTCCCCTCCCATGGGATAGGTGGGGGTGGATCACTGTTCAATTTCAACTTCATTCGCAACCGCCAACCACGACAGCTCGGCGGGCTGCTCGGTAGGTAGATCCATCCCTAAGCGTAGCGATACGCTTAGTCACTATGGCAAGGGGATGTCCAGTTCCCTTGTCATTTCTAACCCCTTCAATGTGTGGAACCCATGCCAAAGACCAAAGTAAAAACGCAGTTCATCCCATGCACCCCGGTTGAACTACCCAAGTCCAGCATCGTCCAGTCCGCATTAGAGGCTGTCAGGGTGAACCCCTGCAATGCCCCTGCCATTACGGGCATCATTCCCTCGATCCTGACGGCGCTGCACGTTCATACCCTACCTGTCATCGAGCCGATGAAGATTGCCGTACTGACCTCCAAGTACTGGGGAGCGCAAGGCATAGACCTGACCGTTGGGTTCATGGAGCAGACGCCGAATGATCTCCGTGATCGCATACTGAGTCACATGAATGCAGTAGGCGGCACTGCCCCACGGTTCGCCAACATAAAGTTCAGGTGGAGTCCCACCACTCCTGACGTAAGGATCACGCGCAGTGGTGACGGGTATTGGTCCTACCTCGGTGTGGACGTGAGGTCCATCCCACGAAGTCGGCCGACGATGTGCCTTCAAGGATTCACGATGAGTACCCCCGAAAGGGAGTATCGGAGAGTAGTGCGGCACGAGACTCTCCATACTTGCGGCTGCCCCCATGAGCATCTTCGGAGGCAATTGGTGGACCGTATCGACCCGGCAAAGGCCATTACGTATTTCAGGCAGATGGGATGGGACGAGGCTACCACTCGTAGTAATGTCCTCACTCCCTTGGAAGAACGCTCGATCATGGGCACTCCCCATGCCGAGGAGACCTCCATCATGGCGTATCAGCTGCCTGCCAGCATTACCCGTGATGGCAGGCCGATCCAAGGCGGTAGCGATCTCACCCCTCTTGACAAGGAGTTCTTGGGTAAGATATATCCCGTGACTGACGTACCGCCCCACCACCTCCCTCCGACTGCATCCAAGGTCCGGTTCGTCATTGAGACGGATGGCAAGGTGACGGGGGCGAGACTTCTTACCCTTGATCCACCGCGTGGCCTAGGGGACTTGTCCATCGTCGACCTAGTGGAGACTGGTAAGTTGCTACTCAAGTTGCTGGAGCTGCTAGGCATCAAGTTGGGGGGCAGTGGTGGTACTGACCCAGCCCCCACCACGAAGTCCCGCATTACGTTGGAAGCAGACGTTCATCCCGGTGCGGTACGGGTAGTATCCGTGTAGAGTTGCTGCCCACCGCGCCACGTTCGCCCCTACCTTAGTTTGGAGTACACCATGGCAAAGTCCAAATCTCAGATGCCGAAGTTCAACAGTGACGAGCAGGAGCAGCTTCGGCAGATGGGCATCGATGACCCCCAGAACTTGAGTTTGGGTGACCTCGGCAGCCTGCTCCCCAAGCTGATAGGATTCCTCAAGACTGCTACCAGTCTGCTTGAGAAGCTGGGTCCGCTGTTCGAAAGGGCGGCCGAGCAGAAGGCCGACGAGGAATCCGAGGAAGAGTAGGTCTAAGGATAGTAGACCGAGGGTGATATGGGGGGTAAGTCTTTCACTACCTACCCCCCATGATTTGAAGGGTAGACAATGCCAGTTCACACTAATGCAACTGCCGTGGAACTACTGCTAGGCGACGACTACGATGCTCAGCGTGTCGGCGGCCTACAGCCTTTCATTGACACGGCCAATGCCATCATTGACAGCGTGGAGGCATGCGCTGGGACTACTCTTACAGAGAGTAGGCTGGAATTGATGGAGCGATGGTTATCTGCTCATTGCTATTGCCAGTCGGACCCTACCTACGCTAACGAAAGCAAGGGCGGAGCTAGTGGTGCATACACGGGGCAGACCGGCATGTTCCTTGAGAGTACTCGCTATGGGCAGATGGCGCTAAGTCTGGATAGTACGGGGTGCCTTGCTGAAGTAACGAAGCCTGAGGGCCGTCCAGTGGCAGGGGGGTTCTGGATGGGTAAGCGTACCAGTACCCGTCGTACTTATCGGGAGCGTAACTAATGCCATCGGTGGAGCGCCGCAACCTGAAGCAGAAGGCACTCCTATGGACGCCCGTAGGTCTAGACGTCAATGGTGAGGTGGTAGTGGTGAATGACCCAGTGGAGTTGGAGGTTCGCTGGGTAGATGGTCGTAGTGAGAGCACGGATGCTCAGGGCAACCCCGTTGCTCTAGACGCCAAAGTGATCGTGAAGCAGGACATCGCCATCCATTCCATCATGCTGCTAGGATCCCTTGACGACTGGTACGGCACGGGCAGCGGCTCAGGCTGGGATGAGAACAACTTCATGATCGTGAAGAGCTTCTCCAAGATCCCCGGCCTAAAGGGCCGCAGATTCTTCCGTGAGGTATCATTAGCCCGGTATAGTTCAACACTCCCGGTGCCCAGTGGCTGAGATCCAAAGACTGCAGCAAGTAGTGGACGCCTTACGCAAGAAGGCAGCGCGGATAGATCGTGAGAACGTCAGCGTCATAGTGGGCTATACGGCGAACTACAGCGTGTTCGTCCATGAGGACTTAGAGGCTAATCACCCAGTAGGGCAGGCGAAGTTCCTTGAGCAGCCTGCCCGTGAACATGCCGGAGAGATAGCTCGCATAGCAAGGACAGCCTTATCCCAAGGCAAGACGTTGTCCGAGGCGTTACTGTTGGGGGGATTGCGGCTACAGCGTGAGAGTATGCTGTTGGCTCCAGTTGATACCAGCGCCATGAAGAACAGTGCGTTCACGAGGATCGAATAATGGCTGGCACACTGGCTCACTCACCTGCGGAGATAGTACGTCAGCTGCTAGTTGACCTGGAGCTGGGAGTCAATCCACCTTCAGCCGGTTGGCAAGCCTACTCCACTAGCGAACCCACCTCGCCTGACAACGTCATAACCGTTTACGATACCGCCGGTCGTAGCCATGGTAGGGACTCGGTCATCAACGACCGGCAAGAACACCATGGCATCCAGGTGCGAGTGAGGTCGGCAACCTTTAGGGATGGCTGGCTGAAGAGTAATATTATTGCTCAGGCTCTAGACCGCGTAATACGTGATATGGTAGTGATTGGCAGTGCAACCTACCTAGTCAACAACCTAGTCCTATCTGGCGAATCCCTGCCCATAGGCTACGAGGCAGGCGTAAGTAAGCGCCGCATATTCGTAGTGAATGGTCTGATCACGGTTCGCCAGCAATCCTAAAGTGAATCAGACCTAGTGCATGCACCGGGCTTTATGCCCTAGTGCATGCACCGGGCTTTATGCCCTATAGTGACCTAATCCCTCCCAGAATCCCTTGTCCCTAAACTCTAAGGAGAACGTCCCATGGCCGTACCCGCAACCACTGCCAGAGTGACCCCCAATGGCTTGAAGCTGGACGATGGGCATTCGACAAAGATTGCTTTCGCCGGTGCTCCCAGCCTAGACATCTGGGAGCGCACTGTCACACCACCGGGTGCTGAGGCAGGGGATGCCATCGACACCACCACGATGCACAACGTACGAGTCAGGACGAAGGCGTCCAAGACCCTCATGGACATCACAGACATGTCGGGCACGGCTGCCTACGACCCCGAGGCATGGGATGACATCGTTGCGCAGATCGGGGTTGAGCAAGCAATAACCTGCCACTACCCCACGGGTGCCACGCTTGATCTGTTCGGCTTCCTCAAGACGGCAACCCCAAGCGAGTTCACCGAAGGCGAGATGCCAACGCTAAGCTATACAATCGTGGCCACGAACTGGGATCCCACCAATCGTGTGGAGCAGTTGCCAGTATTCACCCCCGGAACTGGCACGGCCTAAGTCATGCACGAGTCTTTCCCCCGTCCAATAATAGGAGCATAACCGTGGACAACGATCTCGGCGACGTAGCCATTACCAACGAGATGGTCTTCGACGACCTTTCCCTAATCGAAGTGTCGGTTAGGATCAAGGACGTTCAGTATGTTCTCCGTGAGGGTACAGCGGAGGCAGTCAGGCAGTACCGTAACTCCATTGTACGGTCAACAAAACTAGGGGTCGATGGCAGACCCACGAGCATCGACGGGATTGCCGACTGCGACCTGCTCATCGTATCCCTATGCCTGTTCGAGCATTACAAGAAAGGGGATAAGGACTATGAGCGCCCGGTGCCTCTCGCCGCGTTAAGGCTATGGCCTGACCGGGTCGTGAAGAACTTGTGCGAACGTGCCAAGCTGATCACGGGTATCAAGGAGCAGGATGATAGCGAGGAGACTCTGGTCAGCCGTATCGAGCGTGACCAGCGTAGGTTGGAACTCCTTCGAGCGGGTAAGAGTCCGGCAAAAAACGGGCAAGAGGGTGGGACGAGTGGTTCCGAGTAGCGTCCCACCTGAAAATGACCGTGGCTGAGTGTCAGAAGCGCATGTCCTACAGGGAGTTCCTGACGTGGGTTGCCTGGCTGGATCTGCAGTGGGACAACCCCAGTCGTACCGACTCCTACCTGATGCAGATAGCCTACGAAGTGCATCAGGTACTAAGGGCTAGGAAGAACGTCAAGGTGAAGAACTTCAAGCTCAAGTTCAGCAAGGAAACCCGTAAGCCACTGACTCGGCAAGAGTCGGGCAGGCGTAGCGAGTCCGCATGGCTGGCAGCTATCGGGGAGTACATCGTAAAGGAGCCTAGCAATGGCCGCTGAAGTAGAGCTGGAACGGATGGTGGTCAGGCTGCTAGGGGATGGCAGCGACTACAAGAAGATGCTGGATCAAGCCCAACAGAGCAGTCAGCAGGCCGCTCAGCAAGTGGAAGCGGCCAGCAAGCGCATAGAGGGGATGAGCAACGGACTACAGGGCTTCGCCAGTGCTGCCACTAGCGCCCTAGCTGCCATGGGGCTAGGCGGGCTATTGCAACGTGCGTTCGGTGAGTTCACCACCATGGAGGATACCGCCATAGGCTTGACCGCTGCCTTGGAAGCCAATGGCAGGGCCGTGGAACCCTTACGTGCAAGGTATCAAGCGTTCGCATCCGACATCCAAAATATCACAACGGTCGGCGACGACACTACTCTAGCCATGCTTGAACAGATCGAGCTGATGGGGTTGACCGGTGATGCAGCTGAGCGAGCAGCCCGCAACGCTATAGCCCTGGCGAAAGGCAATGGGGAACTCGCACCATCATTCGTTCGCATAGCCGCTGCCTTGGAGGAAGGTAATACGGACATGCTGATGCGTCAGCTGCCAGCTAACATCAGAGCAATTGAGGATGAGACTCAACGAGCAGCGGCGGCGCAGAACTACCTGGCGAGTCAGTTCAGCGTGGCTCAGGCAAAGGCCCAGTCCGCATCAGGGCAGATAGCCCAGCTCAAGAACGCCTTCGGTGACTTCCTGGAAGAGATAGGTGCGGTGGTAGCCGACGGCATAAAACCCCTAGTGACGTGGCTGGGTGAGGCGGTCAGGTGGTTACAAGCCCTAAGTCCTGAGACGAAGAAGTACATAACTATAGCCCTCGCACTCGTTACAGCCGTGGCGGGACTAGGGCCGGTACTGTCCATAGTGCAAACGCTGCTCGGTGGGGTAGCGGGTGCGCTCGGTAAGGTTGGGATGCTGGCTAGTCTAGCCTTTAGTCCCATTGGCATTGCCATAGGACTAGCAGTGGCCGCGATTGCCATATTCGTACAGAACACGGGGGGCATATCGGCTGCCTTCGAGCAAGTGAGCGCCGTGGTAGGCGTGGTATGGGATTGGATAACCGAACGCGCCGCCGAGTTCATGGAATGGATCCAGCCATTGCTTGACGCCCTAGTGGGATTCTTTCAGTCGGCATGGTGGGGAATCTCAACCATCGTGGTAACGGTGTGGAACACTATCAAGTCGGTCATCACCACGGTGGTAGGCTTCGTCACCGGCATCCTCGACTCCATGGGCGTAGACATCGGGGCCGTATTCACCGACATACGCGATACTGCCATTCTAGTCCTTGACTTCATGAGTTTCACCTTCGAGAACTTCGGGCAGGTAGCCGGATACGTTTGGACCAGCATTCAACTAGCGGCGGTCGTGGTGTTCGATTGGTTGCGCGTGGCCTTCGTTACCGTGGCAGGGGTTGCCTCAGGTTCCTTCCAAGCCATCCTTGCCACAATCTCAGCCATCTGGCAGAACATACGGGCAGGGGCTGAGAGACTGTTCAACTTCCTACGGGCAGGGTTCAGCGCTATCGGTAGCGCCCTCAGTGCGGCCTTCCGTTTGCGAAACCCTCTCACCGCATTCAGGGAGTCATTCAGCCGGGAGCTTAATAGACTAAACAGTGAGTCTACGGGGTTCCGTAACGTAGGTGAGGCAGCGAGTACCGCCTACCGTGAAGGCTTCGCTTCCACTACCAGTGCGCTAGGTGGTACTGACCCAAGCGATCTCCAGACTAGGTTGCGGGCACAATGGGAAGCTGAGGGCAGGGCGCTAGGACAGTCGTTCGAAGAGTGGAGGGCAGCGCGTGCCACGGCTGGTGAGGTAGCAGTTGACGAGGAGGGAGCGGCAGCGGAAGGAAGGGCTGGCGCGGTAGGCAGCAACATCGGTCGTTCAATGACCAGAGGCATAGAGAAGGAGACCAAGAAGCTCGACGCCGTGCTGGTAGGCAGCGCCGACTCCATTGCCCGTATCAACGAGTTTGCCGAGAAGGTCATGAGTATGTCATCGGGCCGTCCAGCATCTGGGAGACCCACTACTGTTGGATCTACACCTACGACGTCACCTGCTCCAGCGCCAACCGGGTCTTCCATAGTGCCATCAAGTGGACCAGCAGTGGCTAGACCTACCAGTGGTCCCGCTTCAGGTGGTGACGCTGCCATATTGGGAGTGCTTAGGAGCATCAATGGACATCTGGCGAACCTAGCTGGCAGGCCCGGAGTCACCATAACCGGGGCAAGTATTTCATAATACTAATCTCATCACTAGCGCTAGTGAGGTAGGTCATGGCGGTCGTATTGCGTGGCGGTCCTAGAACATGGTCTGGCTCACGGGATGACGAAGGTCACCGCGAGTACAAGATCACTCACATCGTGGATTGTGAGCGGGCTGATGGACCGGCTAATGCAATGCAATGTCCGGGGCTGCCAGTGCCGGGATCGCCATGGGTGTTCGGTGATGATACAGACGTATGGGCGTGGTGTAGGACGACCACGTCCGTAACGCCATTCACCGCGGACGGGGCACCGAACAACCACTTCGAGGTCACCCAGACGTTCAGTACTAAGCCCCCAGAGAGGGATAAGCAAAGGTGTGCAGACCAGAAGATAGAGGATCCCCTGCTTGAACCCCCAGTCATCAGCGGCTCGTTTGTGAAGTTCATGGAGGAGGCAACCCATGACCGCTTCGGTAGTCTGCTACTCACCTCCTCATACGAACAGATACGGGGCACTCAAGTGGAGTTCGATAACAATCGACCCACCATCAAGATCTCGATGAACGTCAGTAGCTTGGGGCTGTCATTGCTCAGCAGTCTGGTGGATACGGTGAATGGCCACGTACTCTGGGGACTTCCACCTAGAACCGTAAAGCTGTCCAACGTATCATGGGAGCGCAAGTTCCATGGGCAGTGCTACCTTTACTATACTATAGGACTGGAGTTCGACATCAATTTCCGAACGTTCGACAGGCTTCTATTAGATGAGGGGACGAAGGTGCTGAATGGCCACTGGGACGAAGGCACCACCGAATGGGTCACGGACGTGGTAGGTGATGCCGATCCTGACGACCCCACTCCTAACCCTAACCCTGACAACCCCACGCACTTCATCCGTGCCACTGACCGCAACGGCGAGCCAATGCGGGTCATCCTAAACGGTCGTGGAGTGCCGTTCAACCCGGTAAGTAATATCCTGATGGGGGGTGAGGCAACCCCCGTCCTCAGCTGCAACCCGGCGAGCAGCATCGAAGAACTTGAGCTCAACCGTACCTACGACGTCATAGACCCACCGGAGGGCAGCCACTATTTCAGGGTCAAGTCAGGCGGCGCAAGAGGGGTTCATGTAGAGTTCGCCGAGATGGCATCCATATTTGGAGCTGAGTCCGTTGAGGGCGTGGAGATCTTCTTCTTGGACGGCGCGTGCGGGGCAACCACTGAACCTGAGGATCCCACCTTTGACGGGTCTGGGGGCATCTCAACAATAGTTCCTTCTGTTGATACTCCGTACATGGTTATCAGCGTCAATAACTCAGTGGGATCGTACACAATCCGCGTATCCGGCCTAGTTCCAGGTTCATCCCCCGGTCAACGATTGGTGCAGAAGTATCCCAGCGCTGATTTCCTACTCCTCGGCATCCCTCTATCATTCTAAGGGCAGAAACCCGGTACTAGGATTGGTGACCCATGGCCAATGAAGCTACAGTACGATGCAGTCTGAACATCCGCAAGGGGCATCTCAACTACGAGAGTCGCCCCAGTGAGTTCAGGGCTACGGTCAGCGGAACTAAAGGTCCGTCGCCAGCTGCCATCACTATTACTCAGACTGGTACAGACGTTGACCTGAGCCAGCTGGAGGATCCCGGTCTATGTCGCTTGATAAACCTTGACACGATCAACTACGTCGAGTATGGCATCTGGGATCCCGAGACTGAAAGGTTCTACCCGCTGGGCGAGATACTGCCCGGTGAGTTCTATGTTCTGAGGCTGTCACGGATGGTGGGGTTCGAAGTAGCCACTGGTACCGGCACTGCTGATGCAGGTGGTGGAACTAATCGCCTTCGCATACGGGCTAACGTGGCCTCTTGCATAGTCTCAGTGGAAGCGTTTGAAAGGTAGTGAAACCCATGGAAGATCCTGTCGTTATTGATATCCCCAAGAGATCGGCTGAGGACTTGAAGATTCGTGCCCGCATAGTGGTAGTGGAGCAGGTCTGCCATCAGCTACCGGGGAATGAAGACCCCACTGCCATCGAGAGTAGGTTCGCCAAGTGGCTTACTAACGACGAGGTGCCATACGTTCGCAAGCCACGCATAGGCGTCCAATGGGTCCCGCTAGAAACGGGGTGGCTCAGCTCCGTAAGCCTGCTCTGCCTCAGTAACGATGAGGGTAAGTCCATGCGGGTCTATCCTACTGAGCAGGAGAAGGAGGCACTGGCTAACCGTGTCATCCAGGTAGGCGTCTCCAGCCATGCCATCTCACCCGGTATGCCCATTGGCGAGCCTACCATCTTTACAGAGATCCATCCGGGGGAGTCATGTAGGTTCACCCCCCATGACCTGAGCCGACTGTTCATACGTTGCCGAGAGGTTCCAGGTATGAAGCTTGAGAGTGACTCTAGCGCCAAGATAACCATCACCGCTTTCCCACTTTGAGACCCTCGTGGCCGAACTTCTCACATTCAGCAGGTCAGATATATCCGTCATGAGATGGATGGTTGACCGAGCGCGCAAAGACCTAATCAACGAACGTTCGGTGCGCGAACAGCCGGAAGTTCCACCCCACTCTCCCGACACTTACCTAGCCCGTACTCCAGTCAGTGGCATAGATGGCATATCTGGGATCATGCCGGGATACGCGGACTGCTATGTATACCGGCTGATCAGGGTTGCCGGGGTTAGACAGATACAGAAGGTGACACACCTATTCAAGAGAGTGCATAACTTCGGTGGAGAACCTATACCCGGCGACTCATGGGTTCTCACCCATAGAGACAAG